GGTATGCTAGTAGTGCATCGGCTTCTGTCTTCCATGTGCCACTTAATACGAACTGAGATACTTCAGCAAAATCGCGGTAATCGTATTGTTGTGCTGTTTTATCGAGTAAAACATAAACAGCGGATTTAGCTTGTTGAGCGAGTTGCTGTGAAGATTTATCTTTATTGATTGTAATCATCCAATAATTCCTTGCTTAAATTTTTCTAACAATTCAGCATCAAATTCATTAGATTCACCGCCAAAACCGTCTGGCTCGCCTTGAGTCCCATCTAACTGCCAATATTCTATTGGTGCATCTGGTAAAGTTGTTTCATCCACAATCCAATAAGGTAAATTATGGGGAACATCTTTCTCAGCGATTTGCTGGATAGTGGCAAAACTTAGTGCTTCTTGTGTTGGTATTAATACCGATATTGACTTGTCTGGATTTTCATAAATTACTACCATTTTGTTTTTCCTTTTATCTGAATATTGCTACGTTTATTTCCCTGAAATCGAGTCTAGATGAAGGTACTGCGGTACTGTTAATCCCTGAATATATTTTGCATAAAGATGTTGTTTTTTCAGAACTAATAAAGCCTAGCTGTCTGGATGCGGCAGTACTGCTATATGTGAAATTAGAAATCAAATCGGCATCAGTGTCGTTACCCCATACAATACTGTAATTCACATCTGGCATAACAGTAGCGAAATTAATTGTGTAATTACCAGTTCCGTTTTTTGTGAGGCTACTGATATTACCGCTCGCTCTAGGTATTGGAGACGATGCTGTACCGTCAAAATTTACCCACGCTCTACAAGCATACATAGGGGCAGAACCAGTAACATGTAAATCATTAGTGATCGCTGAATGCACCATAGCAGTTGTGGCCAATTGAGTTGTGTTTGTGCCAGCTGGGGCTGTTGGTGCTTTTGGCGTGTCTGTAAACACTGGTGACGATAGAGGTGCTTTTGTCGCTAGAGCATTGGTTATCGTTGTTGCAAAGTTCGGGTCATCCCCAAGCGCAGCTGCAAGCTCGTTAAGTGTGTCTAATGCAGCTGGTGAAGACGCTACTAGCGCAGCGATGCGGGTCTCAAGTTCTGCGGCAGTGGTATACTGTGGGTGCGGGTCTGCTGCTGCTATATGATTTGATAACCCTGTATTGGCAGCATCTGCTTGCTGTTTTAAGTAAGCCGTGCGGTTAGCAAGCTGTTTTGCTTGTAAGTTATCAATGCCGTCCTGCCCACCTTGAACAGGGTCGGTTACTTCAAGCTGGTATATGCCCGATTCCCACGTAGGGGTTTCTGGTAAAGTTGCCATTTTTTTACTAAGCTCCTGTTAAATTTTGTGCAACAGACCCGCGCGTGTTGTTGCCGTCACGGAAAATTGCGCCGTTATGTCTGTTTGCAGCCTGTTGATAATTAATCATTGCCAGCTGACAACGCGCTGGGGCTGTTAGTTTTAATGCAGTGAACAGCGTTTGCGCACGATCTATCGTAATAGGATTATTTAACGTAATCCGCCATTGTGCCCAGCTGATCGCTGTTGTTCCGTGGTTATTTAAGCCGTTTCGCGTAACAACGCCATTTCTGGTAAAGTTATTAAAATCTTCTTCAATCAGCGCGTCACCCTGATTGAAAATTGCCAACATGTTTCTAATGCTTTGCGGTGTGCCTTTTAGCTGGTGATAGCTAACTGATGATTTAATCGCGTTGCGTTTCTGTTCGTTAGTTTCACATAATTGCCAAATGGGTTCGTTGTAAATACCGAAGTTTTGCGCAAGATACGGCAAGTAAGCGGATGGGCAAATATCAATAAGCGTCGGCATTAAATTAACAACATTGACTTGCGTTTGTTGCTCGAACCACTTAATAAAGGCGTTATATGTAGGGTTGCCGCTAACCGCTAAAGGGAGGTTATTCATAACGCGCCCACCGTGATTGTGCTTACATTGGGATAGGCTGATTGTGCAACAGCAAGAAAGGATGGGGTCGTGAGTTCAACGCGGCTAACCATACCTGTCTTATGGAAAGCATCAATAATCTGACTGGGTACAATGTCTTGTCCCAACTTGCGCCAACTGGTATTTAGCGCGGTAATTGCAGCCACACAAGCGGCTTGTGCATCACTAAACAATATACCGACTTGCGGGGTAATATTGGCAGCTACGCTATAAGTAACCGCACTGGCATTTTGTACTAAAATGGTATCGCACAAGCTTCGTACCGAATCGCTTGTTAATGTTGCGGTTGCCAGCAATAAATCGTCAGAAGCCGTGGCATCTGTTGCGCTCAAAATCGTGACTTGTACCGTTCCTGCAACAGTCATAACAGCGGTCGCGTCGATAATGTCACCACTGCTTGCGAGTGCGTGATACTTGTAATAATCCGCTGTACCGCCTGCTGATAATGCCTTTAGGCTTAACGGTATACGCGCCCTGTAAGCATCATCACTTTCACCATCTAATCGGTTGCAATTGACCAAGCTACCGAGGTTATCAAGGGATACGTTTTGCGCATACGCTAAAAAATTCTGATTCAAAGCGTAATTCGTTTGGATATTGGCAAGTAGTAAGGCGTATAACGCTGCGTTTAACGTCAATTGTTCTGTGCTTGCTGGGGTGATAGTTACACCTTGCGATGCTAGATAATCTGTCGCTTGTTGCAACAAAACAGAAGCGTTCTCGGTTACAGCTTGCGGCATAGTCATAACAGTTTCCAGCTTATGGTTACAATTAAGCTACTGCTATCGGTGCTCGCTACCTCGGTTTTAAGGAGACTAACGCGCTTTTCCCATTTGCTGATTGCGTCGGCAATCGCTGAAATTACGCATAGTTTTGCTTTTTGCAGTGGCTTATCTAAACAGTCGATAACACGAGAGCCAAAATCAGGACGAAGGCGGTCTTGCCCCTGTATCGTCGTGAGGATGTTTGAAATATTTTGAGCAACACTCAACACCAGCTCACTACCTGTTAAGGGTTTGCTGGTGATGCCATTATTAGCAAGGATGAAGGTTTGGGTAATAGTGCTGCTCATGCTGTTAGTATCGCGTGAGCAAGGGGGAGGTGTATTTTAACCGATGTTAAAAAATACTAATGCGGCGTGCTGGTACTACCACCTCGGCTATCGGTATGTGTATGTCCTTCGAACGATAGGCCACCACTACCACTAATGCCCCCTGCTGCACTGATTGTGCCTGATACGCTTGCATTCCCACCAACGCTTGCGTTGCCGCTTGTGCTAAGGTTTCCATTAATACTAACATTTCCGTTAACGGTTATATTGCCGTTATGGGTGCTTGTTGCAGTTATATTAATAACACTGGCTGTTACGTTAATTGTGCCGCTGGTTAATACAGTCATGGTATGGGTTTTGCGGTTATAAGCAACGTAAGCACCATCACTAAACTTGGTTATAGTTGTATCGCCGTCCGTTGTTGGGACTGTGTCAACATTGCTATAAACCGCCCCAACGACAAACCCTCGGTTGAGGTCTAGCTCTAATAAAATAATGACTTGTTCGCCAATGTCTGGTAAAGCAGCGTGTTTGTCTAGTGCGGTCTTGGCTGCCAATACGTTACACCAAGGGCTAACCATCCCATCATATTCAGAAAGCGTGGCACGGATTCTGTAGGTTGTTGGGTCTCGTTCTTTAACTATACCAATGACGCTGTTAATCATATCAACCACCCTTCCACGGATGTGATATAGCCGCTGCTTTTATCAATCGTGTGGCTCACTGTTTGCACTAAGCACGATCTGGCATTTTTACCCATGCCAACTAACGAAATAACGCGCCCTGCGGCAATAACAGGAATGCCAAAACACCTAAAGCTAATGCGTTTGCGGTCTCTATTTGCGCGGGCTAAATCGGCACTGGTTGCCGCTGCGTGTGTTTGTCTGGCAATCTCGCGCTTAACGTTTTTTGTGGTTTGTGCGGCTTTAGTTGTACCAGTCTGAATCACGCCACCTTTATCATCAACCGCATAAACAATTAACTCTTTTGTCGTGGTGTCGTGCTTTCTGCGTTCAACTTTTTTAACCGTTTCTACTAAATCAATATCGACATCCCAGCTAATTAATACATCTTCTGGTATTGTGTAAAAGGGTTTTTGCGCCATTAAATCTGACATCGGTACGCATGTTATCGTATTGTTATTCAGCTTTAGATTAAGGTCAGCCTCGTCACACAAGCGAATCAAAAAGTTAAGGTCTGTTTCGTTTTCTTGGGCTGTGTAGTCTAGGGGGATATCATTAAAGCGTAAATCTGTTGCAAGTCCTGTGCGTTGTGCAACGGCTTTGATGATGGTTTGCAAACTTTGATTGTCCCAGCTTTGACTAACACGAGTGCGCAATTGCTTTTGGTTTGGTGCTGCGTTTCCAGATAAGGTAACGACACTAGGCGAGCCTGTATATTTAATGCGGTCAATTTCAAACGAGTTATTAATATCGACTAATGAACCCTCGTAACCAAACGAAATATCTAAGGTTGCCCCTGTGTCTGGCAAGTTATCGCGCCAAAAGCCGCTAACGTCCTCAAAGGTGATGCTCACCGTGTCGCTTCTATCGCTGATATTGTCCTGATAGTCAAAGCTTATCAGGCTATCAGTTAAGTCGCGCCCAGTGCTTTTGCCGTTATAGTTGATGTTAAGTGCAGGAATGAGACTTACGTTAGCCATGCTGGTTTTACCTGTGTCGTTGGTTGTGTTGTTTTATAAACAGGAACATTAAGCGTTAATCCTGTTGGCAGCGTGTCAGTTAGCGGCAGGTTTGGATTAATAGCGACAATATCGCTTATCATGCCAACGTGACCGAAATACTTAAAACTAATCAAGTCTAATCGGTCATCTTGCGTGGTGACGTGGTGAATATAGTAAGCAATCTCGTTCATTTTCTAGCCACCGCATTAGAAATATTTTCCGAGTACCAAGGGCTAACGCTACTCATATAATCGTTAGCGTTTTGCATACTGCCTTCCATTGCCTGTATACCCTGCTCGATATTGCTTGCGTTCATGTTTTTGGCGACGTTACTTATATTAACCATTTCAATGCTTGATCTACTCATATTATTAACATACTTTAGGTCGTCCGCTGATATTCCGCTCGTGTCAATACCAAGCGCATTGGCAGCTTTAACTGCGTCGTTCGCCAGTCCTGGCATTTGACCTAGCACCCTTGAGGGATTGCCGCTCTTTAACGCATTGGCGAAGGCAATACCGCGATTAACCGCGCTCATTGCTGTTCTGGCTGTGCTTAGGGCTTTTGCAACAGTCATCCCTTTGCCGTCATCGGTTAGTTTTGGTTTATCACCAATGGCATTGGCTGGGTGCGAAATATCGCCGTTTGTTTCACCCATCGGCAGCGGAGGGCTTTCTGTTAGCGATACTGCAACTGTTGCTTGTACTAAGTTGCCGTCCGTGGTCATTTGTGTGCTGGTGATGCTAATGCTGGTACACACAAACCAACCAGCGTGTGCGCCGTTTGTTAGCACTAACCCACCGCTTTTCTTGCTGGCTAACATGCCTTTTAATTTGTCTATTTCCGCCTGTGGGTCACAAAAGCGAACATGAAACAACATATCAAGCTTATAGGTATCCGCACCAAAGCCAGTAAACTGCAACAATGGCTTTTGTCCGATACGCTCAAGACTTGCATAATTCGCCGTCTGTTCCTGCGATACCCCTGTAAAGTAGGTAATTAACCCGAACGTCACATCGCCAAAAAGTCCAATCATTGTGCTGCGTACCCCGTGCGTGTTTGTTGTTTCATCATGGTTTTATAGCGTTGCTCGAACTCCGTTTGGCTGATGCTTAACGCTTGCTTAACGCTGGACACCGTTTGTTCACTTGTACCCGCTGGCAATGTTATGTTAGGGCTAAAGTGGATAACGTCGCCGCCTTTTGCGCTGGCATCGTTAGCCGCTGTTAGTTTTGGCTGAACATCGGGCACTGGCAACTGATTAAGTTGTGGCGCGTTAAGATGCCACTGGTATTTTTCTGGCAAGACACTGTTCAAGGCTTCATTTGTTGTGTTAATAAAGCCCATAAATCCGCCCAAAATGCTTTGCCATAATTCAGCAAACCACTGTTTCAAGCCTTCAAAAGCGGCTTTAATAGTGTCGGGTAATGCCCAAACTTGGTAAATAACCTGACCAATAAAATCCGTAATAGAGCTGATTGCGCTACCAATAGCAATACCAGCGCTTTCGCCCCACACTTGCCAACTGAATGCGCTTCCATCAGTAGCAACTTTAATACCTGTAATGCTCTCTATTAAGCTAGAAACTTTTCCGCCAAAGCCGTCAAACAGCTTAATTACTGGCGACAAGCCAACCATAAGACCATCCCAAAAACCGTTAAACAGTCCGCGCACCTGTGCAAAGTTTTCATAAAGCAGATAGGCGGCAGCGCCAATGGCTATAATCGCTGCGGTAACTGGGTTAGTCATGATCGCGACTTTTAGCACCGTCAATGCGGCAGAAGTTGCTAATGATGATGCCTTGACCAACAAAATACCAACCGATAACGCCTTAAATGCAGCCACGCCCGCTAATACATAACCTGCCATTTTTGCTATTTCAGGATTGTTTTTTACAAAGTCACCGACAAAGATAGAGGCATCTTTTAAGTAACCTGTGATAGTCTTAATTGCTGGTAATAATAAATCGCCAACCGATACGGAAAACTCGGTGATCGCAATGTTTAAGCCCTTCCACTGCTCAGAAAAACCTTGAGTTCGTTTCTCAAAGTCTGCCCCAAGCATATCACTACTACCTGCGGCTAAAGAATCAGCGCTAAAGCTTTTTAGCTTGTCTTTATTTTGCAACAGCGCACGTAAAGCACCCATCGCTTGCATGTCTTGGAATAGTTGCCCCATGTTACCAGATTCACCAAGACTTTTGAACATTTCAGCGGATTTTACACCGTCTTTTTCTGCTAATGCGGCTTTATATTTAGTCAAGTCATCAGGATTAAGGGCTTTAGCCATATAGTTTTCGACCAAGTCAAGCATGGCAGTAACAGGGTCAACTCCGTTTAATGCCGACGCTTTAAGGCTAGATTTTAAGTCAATACCGACTTTTCCAAAGTCTTTAACGGTATCTGGTGCATTGATTTTTGTTAATAGGTTTTTAAGATTATTCCCTGCTTCATCTGCTGTTCCTGCGCCAATCTTAGACACTTGTAACATACTAGCGAGCTGGGCAACGCTTTCTTTGCCAGTCATACCCATAGCCGCAAGCATTGGCGTTAATTGTGGCATCCATTTAGCCATGTCTTTGAACTCGACTTGCCCTAATTTTGTCGATTTAATCATGATATTCATTGCGCTTTCACTGTCTGCCGCGCTGATTTTCATGTTGTTGGATAATGCTAAAAAGGTGTTACCAATATCGTCCATTTGCGCACGGGTAGCCGTAGCAGTTTTGGCAATAACTGGGGCATAACGGTTAAGTTCATCGGCAGACTGAATACCACCAGCAACTAACGCCTTTACCCCATCCGCAACAGAATCGAGCGACTGGTTCATGTCTAGCGCGGCTTTGCGCAGGGTAAAGCCTAGCGCGGCTTCTTGCTCTAGTGTAAATTCGCCCGTAATAGAAATATCTTTAACGTCATCTTCGGCTTTTGCTTTTGCCGTGATTGGTTTTGCCGCAACATAACCGACGGCTGCGGTGCTTATAAGATAGGCTTGTGCTTGCTGGAATGCTACTTGTGATTGACCAAAGCGCGTTTTCGCTAATTCGGCATTCAGTTCGCGCGTGGCTTTCTTTAGGTTTTCTGTATCGACATCAGCGGCTTTTAACTGATCGCGCAATTTTTTAATTTGTGCTTCAATACCACTGGTAGATGACCCTGTTGTGGATTGTGATTTTAGCCGCGCAAGCTCTTTTTCAGCGGCTTGCAAGTCCTTTATTAATTGCTTGCTTCCCTTAATCCCTTCAACTTGTGCTTTGAAAGCGCTA